AAGATATAAAAGAAATGTTAAAGGAACTTTAATGGCTAATAGAGCAATAGATATGTTAATAACTTACCGAGTAGTTAAACTATTGGTAACACCTTGGGAGAAGCAAGAAGCATTTAAACGAGGTATTATTGATAAGAAAGGTAAAGTATTAAGACCTAATAAAGAATTGAAAGATTCAAAAGATAAAAAAGCATATACTTATTTACATAGGTTTGTTTTTAATATGAAAAGACTATTTCAAAAAGTTGGATTAGGTAGTAGATTTGGTTCTTTTTTCGGTGCTATGGCAATGATATTAAGAGAAGATAATAGATTAATGACACACAAAGACGCTATAGAAGCAGGTGTTGTTTCATATTTAAAAGAAACTAATCAGTATGATAATATGTTAAATGAAGTAAGAGATATACCAGACATAGAAGATGAACCTGTGATGACTTGTTTAGGTGTGGGTATCTATGAACAAAATAATAAACTAGTATCGGAGTACGAATATGCCAAAACATTATAAAGATATGATGGATGAAATCATCAACAAGATTGATGAAGATGATAAAAAAGAAGTCAAAAAAGAAGACGCACCAGCAAATGCAGTAGCACACGGTGGTGTAGATATGAATCCAACTGGTAAGAAAAGAGTTATGGGTACTTTAAAAAGAAAAGTACAAGAGAGTGATGATAACAACAATGTTGTATTGAAAGGTGTTTTTAAGGTACTAAATAAACTTGAAGATAAGATTGATGAAATAAGTGGAGTTGTAAAAGAAGAATTAAAAATTGAAACACCTAAAAGAAAAAAGACTATTAAAGAAAAAGCTAGAGTATGAAAAGTTTTAAAGAATTTATAGGTACAACAGGAGTTAGAATAGGAAACTATTCAAATGTACAACCTATAGCAAGTTTAGGTGATGTACCACCTAAAAAAAGAGCAGGTGGTAAAAATGTTAGAGGTGTAGGATTACACGCAGGTTATACAACATCAACTAATCAAAGACCATTTTTATCTGCTGATCCAAGAGTAGAACCAAAGACTAAAAAGAAAGAAAATACTATGGGTGGTATGACACACGTAAGAGGTGCCCAACCAACTGCTAGTATGAGAACAAGGAAAAAATAAATGGAACTAATAATAAGTTTAGCAATGAAATTCTGGATGTGGTCTATAGTAATTTTAGTTATTATAGCAGGACTAATTATCAATATGTTTGATAAGAAGAAACCAAAGTGTCATAACTTTAGTTATAAAAAAATGCCAGTAATGAGACCTATACCAATAAGAACAAAAGGTAAAGGATTTTTTAAAGGAATACTTTTATGGTTGCTCGGTGTTAGACATTGGGAAATCGCAGAAGATTTTGACTACGAAATTAATGACGTTAAATACGTTATACCAGCAGGTTTTAAATTTGATGGTGCAAGTATACCAAAATTCTTGCATACATTTTTATCACCAGTTGGAGTACTTTTAATGGGCGGATTGGTACACGATTATGCTTATAAGTATCAAACCCTATTAAAGACAAATAAGGCAGATACCCTAGGTATTATATCTCAAAAAAGAGCAGACGAAATCTTTAGAGATATTAATATTGGAGTAAATGGTTTCTATCTTATGAACTACTTAGCATACTGGTCGTTAAGACTAGGTGGTTTTCTTGCGTGGAACAAACACAGGAAAGTTAACGCTAAGATTAAGTAAAAAAGGAGAAAAAATAAATGGAGTTTATTACAGGAAGAATTAAAGAACTAACATCTTTACACGGTGGAGTATTAATCGGTTTAGGTGTTGTGGTTTTATTTTTTAGTCCACTAGCTAAAATTGCTGCTTGGGCAGCGATTGCTTACGGCGCTTGGGCTATATTAAAGAAGGACTAAAACAATGTTTGGCACAATGAAAATGGTTATGGTTGTAATAATGATAGGCGGACTTGCTGGAGCAGGTATGTATGTTATGAAATTACGATCCGATAATGCTATTTTAAAAGCCAATCAAATTAAACTTGAAGAAGCGGTGAGTTCCCAAAAGGAACTCATTGCTAAACAGCAAGCAGACTTCAAAGAAATTTTAGAAGCAAATAAAAAATTTAACGAATTAGTTACTGCTCTTAAAAAAGATATAGATGATTTAGATAATAGATTTAACAAAGGTGGAAGAGATTTTGGTAAACTTGCAATAGAAAAAACAGAAGCAATTGAAAGAATAATTAATGGCGCAAGTGATAAAGCATTAAGATGTGTTGAGATAGCAGGTGGGGCACCACTTACTGAACAAGAACTTAACGCAACTGTAAAATCAGAAATCAATAGAGAGTGTCCATCAATAGCGAACCCGAATTATGTACCGTATAATAATTAGTATATTAGTAGTATTGTTTTTAACAAGTTGCTCAGGTGTTAAAAAGTTAAGTATCTTCAAAGAAGAAGTACCTAGACAGAAATTAGATTTAGTTAAACCTACTATGCCTGAACTAGAAAAGTTGAAATGGATTATTATTACTTCTGATAATGCAGAAGAAGTATTCCAAAAGATGGAAGCAGCAGGACTTGATCCAGTAATATTTGGTTTAAGTGATAAAGACTTCCAATTAATCGCAAAAAACTTTGCTCAAATAAGAGCACATTTGAAACACACTAATGATTTACTTGAACAATATAAAGAATATTATGAACCAGACGATAAGAAAAATGAAAAGGAGAAAGAGTAATGTTTACATTTACAAGTCATAGATATGACACAAAACTAAAGAAAAAAGTTGACGAAAAGGTTAAAGCTCAAAAAATTTTAAGACCAGGACAGGAAAGTATTACAATTGTAAAACCTAAAGCGGCAGAATTATCTACTGAAGAAAAAATTGTAGAAAAGGTTAAGCCATTAATTACTACAGATAAAAAATAAAATGGATAGTGATACAATATTAATGATTAGTAGATTATGGCCGATTTTTGTGGCATTTATATTATTAATAGTTACTTTAGCACAATCACACTATAGAATTAAAGTGTTGGAAGAGAAAATTAAAGTAGCATTTGAACTTATTAATAAGTTAACAGACAAAAAATGAACACAATATATACCTTAGCAGGTGTTGTTGCAGTACTAACAATTGTTATAGTTATAAGTATTTTTATAATTGTTTCTATTTAATAGAATAACAATTAATCTTTTCTTTTTTACCTTTAACAGTACAAATACCTAGTTTATAAAACTTAAAGTCTAAATCTTTTTTAGTATTTTGAGATATTACTATTGTAGTATTGAAATCTTTACTCTTACCTTCCAATCTACTTGCCAAATTAACAGCGTCACCAATAACAGAATAATCAAAACGTTGTTCAGACCCCATATTACCTACAAGACACTCGCCAGTATTGATACCTATACCAATGTTTAAAGGTGGGTCAAACTCTCTACTCTTATTCATCTCCTTAACTGCTCTTCTCATTTGAAATGCAGATAGTACTGCTAGTTTTTTGTGTTCTGGATTATCAAGTGGTGCATTCCAAAATGCCATTATACAATCACCCATATACTTATCAATAGTACCACCATTTTTTAATATTATCCCCGTCATTGCAGTTAAAAATTTGTTAACATATCTGGTAAGTTTTTCTGGATTACCTTTCATAGATTCCGATATAGGAGTAAAGCCACGTATATCAGAAAATAAAAACGTCATTTCTTTTCTTTCACCACCAAGTTTTAATAGAGATGGATTGTTTTGTAGTTTCTTAACCATATCTGGAGATAGATAGTGTTCAAATTGTTTTTTAATTTGTAGTCTTAATTTATTTTCTTTTGAATAGTTATTGTATGTTAACTGACCCCATATAATAGAACCTATTACAAGAGGACTAAACCAATCAGTTATGATTAAGTGTTGCGTCCATAGATAAGAACTTGCAAGTGTTAAATCAAATAAGTATCCACCAAACCATATCGCAGACCACATCACACCACATCTAGGTATAACTATGAGAAAGAATAGAGTACCTAATAATATAAAACCAAATTCAGCATATGGTAACCAATAAGGTCTACTAATAAAATTACCTGACAATAAAGTTTCTGTACTGATTGCCATAATTTCGTGTGTGTTTTTTAAACCATTAGGAGTAGTTACAAACGTAGAACCTTTGAACGTAGTACCTATGAAAACTATTTTACCTTTTACAGACGACCAATCTTTATCAGTAAAATCTATTCTAGGAATATGGTGTCTGAAATCTATCCAAATAGTATCTTCTGCTGATGTTTTTGCATTGATAACTTTTAAGATAACTTCAGGTATAGAATTATCAAGAGGTAATTTTCTTATAGTGCCATCTATATCAACTGGCACACTTACGTTGCCTATTGCTATTGCTTTACGTGAGATACTTTGTAGATTTTTTACTTCATCCGTTTCAGTAAGTATGACTGGATATTTTGAAATCATTTTTAAAAACATTTCATCACCACCTAATCTATCTTTATGTGGGAAGACTACTTGAAGAACTACTAGAGCGGCACCATTTTTATAAGCATTAATTATGACACGACCAAGTAAATCTCTCTTCCACGGCCATTGCCCATTCTTTTTTAATGCTTTGTCTGATATGTCTACTAGGACTAAACTCTTTGATTCATAATTTGTACCAAATTTTTGGTAGAAATCAAAGGTGTTTAGTTTTGCTGTTTGTAGTAGTACTGGATTTGATAAGTATATTCCAAGTAATATAATCAAAGTCAAATATACAGTCCACGATTTAGCCAATATTTTAATCATCTAGTATATTTAGTACAGATATCTTATAAATATATACATCAACGAGAGAGAGAAAATGAGATTAATTACCATTATTTTAACAGTATTATTGTTAGGTTCTAGTGCTTATGCAAGTGAATTAGGATTTAAATTCCATAGTCCATCATTTTCTGGTAATGGAAAGTCATCACACTATCTAACGATAGAGAACATAGAGAAAACTAGAAAAGACGCTATAAAAGCAGCAAATAAAGCGGCGGCAGATAAAGCGGCGGCAGATGCTAAATCAACATCTATAGCAAAATTCAAAGCAAATATAGAGTCAAGATTTTATACTGCTCTTGCAAAACAAATTACAGACAATGTATTTGGTACTGATGGTCTTCAACAAGACTCAGGTACATTTACAAATCCAGTTGGTGGAGAAACAGTTGAATGGACAACACCATCAGGTACAGGTAATGTCGTAGTAACTGTCACGGAGTCCGATGGAACTGTAACGACATTTACAATGCCTAAAGAGGACAATTCGTAATGTTTAAATACATAAGTATATTTTTACTAACATTATTGTTAGTTGGATGTGCAGGTAAACCAAAGTTTGATATAAGAACTCAAACAGTTGCTTATAAAGACTTGTCAGTTATATCAGCACCGAAAGGTGAACCAATTATAATTGCTGTCTATGACTTTTTAGATATGACAGGACAAAAGAAACCTGGTGGCAACTTTGCGTCTATGAGTACAGCAGTAACTCAAGGTTCATATCAGTTGTTGATTAAAGCATTACAAGACGCAGGCGAAGGCAAATGGTTTAGAGTAGTAGAACGAGCAAGTTTACCAAGTCTATTACAAGAAAGAAAATTAATACGTTCTACAAGACAACAAGTTAATGGAGAAGGTGCAGAACCATTACCACCATTACTATTTGCAGGTGCATATATAACAGGTGGTATTGTAGGATATGATAGTGATATTAAATCAGGTGGTTTAGGTGCTAGAATATTAGGTATTCAAAGCAACAAACAATTTAGACAAGATATAGTTACTATTATATTAAGACTAGTCAATGTACAAACTGGTGAAGTTGTACTATCAACAACAGTTGAAAAGACTATTGTATCAACAATGACTGGTGGAGATATATTCAAGTACTTTGATACTGATACAATGTTATTAGAAGTTGAAGCAGGATATGCTAAGAACGAACCAGTTACACTTGCAGTTAGAAAAGCAATTGAAAAAGGTGTAGTTGATGTTATTAATTTAGGTGCAAATAAAGGACTATGGGAGTTTGCTGTTGAAATAGTACCAACAAAAGATTTAAAAGTAGTACAAGATGATATTACAGTTGATATGGGCGAAGTAATGCCAGAAAAAACTTATGAAGACTTTAAGAAAGAAAAGAAAGCTAGAAAAGAATTAAAGAAAGCACAAAAACTTGAAGTAAAAAATTATAATAAAGCAAATGGAACAAAGTTTAAAACTTGGGACGAATATCAAGCACATTTAGAACATTTAGCGGCACTTGAAGCTAAAGAAATAGAAAAAGAAGAACGTAAGAACGGTATACAAGATAAAATAACAGAAGAAGAAGAGTGGAACCAAGTAGACGAAACAGTAGAGGAGAACAAGTCAGATGAAAAAGATAGTAATGGCAATAGTGATTCTTCTAGCGACAACAATTAATTGTTTCGCAGGTAATTCAGTTTATATCCAACAAGATAATCAAGACAGCGACGGATCAATCTTTATAAAACAAGATGGTTCAGGTAATACTTTTGGGTATTCAACATCATATCCATTTAAAGTAAGTGGAGAGAACATCACAATCGTTATAAAACAAATAGGTGATAATAATAAAACAGATTATTCAAATCACTTGACTTTTTATGGTGAGGATATGACTTTAGATTATACAGCAACTGGTGATGGTAATAAATTAAGAATAGATAGTGATGATACGGATGCTACTGGACATTATTTAGACCACGATATTACAGGTGATTCAAATGTAGTAGATTATGATACCTGGGGAGATGATTCAACAAATTTCAATGTTGATTTAGATATTACTGGAGACTCAAATACATTTTGGGTACAGAATAGAGGAGATAATCACTTCTTATATGTTCTTATATCAGGTGATAGTAATACCGTAGAGTGGTATAGTACAACAGATTCAGTAGGGTTTAATACAAACTCTAACAAGGCAATTGGTCCACAATCAACATCACACGGACAGTTTGCAGACAGTTCAGGTAGTGAAGGTGCAAGTGCAGACATTTATATTATTGGTAACTCAAATGTAATACATACTTCAACATATGGTACAGGTAACTATCAACTACACGACATTATAGGTTCTTCAAACCTTTTAGATATACACTCTAGTTACACTGGTTCTGATACAGACCCATATGGAGACTCAATGATTATATCAGGCGATAGTAATTATTTAAGGACTTATATATCTGGTGATAGTAATACAATAAGATTACATATGGCAGGTGGAAATAATACTGCTAAAATTTATCTTTATACAGATAGTTCAGTAATAAACTTTGCTCAAACAGGTGGTGGCAACACAGGTCAAGTTACTATATCAGGCGATTCAATTTACGATTACACATTAAACTTTTCACAAAATGGATCCGATAATTGTACATATTCGTACAACAGAAACAATCAAACAGCAGATGTAACTGCTACAGTATCAAACGGATGTTAAATGAAACTATTTCATAATCCTTGGGAAAAATGGGCGATAATAATTTGTGTTACTGTATTATTAGTATTAGGAATATCATCAGCTAAATCTCAAATAACAAGTACAAAAGTTGGCGAAGTCATAGGTCAAATGGGTACGACTTGGAATGAAAGAGAAGGATCAACTCAAAATACCTCAATGGGTTATGAGTTGCAGATGAATGACTTTTTACAAACAGGTGAAGATGGTGGTATGATATTATCTTATGTTGATAATACTAAATTTACAATGGGACCAAATACAGAATTAACTATTGATGAATTTGCTTTTGATACTTCTGTTGTACCAATAGAAATTGCAATGAACATATCGGTTAATGTTGGTACATTTACATATGAATCAGGTCAAGTATCTACATTAGGTGGAGAAGTTAATATTAATGCTGGTAATGCTACAATTACAGTACAAGGTACTGCTTTTTCAGGTACGGTAACATCTTCAGGTCAAGCAACTATTACTTTGTTGCCAGATAGTTCTGGTGCAGTAGGACAAGTAACTGTATCCAATGACGCAGGTTCTCAAACAATAACTAACGCTTACAATTCAGTAACCGTTTTATCAAATGACTTAGCACCAACACCTCCAAAAATAGAAACTAATAAACAAGATATTATTGAGTTAGATGAATTTGAAGAAGAAATAAAAGATGAAAGTCAAAAACATTTTGGTGATATGGATTCAAAATCTGAAATGTCTAAAGAAGAATCTGAAGCACAGGAGATGGAAGAGGCAATCATAAATGAAGAAGTAAGTATAGTAGAAGATAGTAATACAATTGTTGCTACAGATTTATCAGTTGGTGAAACAGACGCAATAGTTGAAACAAAATCAGCAGAAGAAACAGCATTAGTTGAAATAGAAGAAGTTGATACATCTTATTATGACGAATGGGAAAGTGATTTAAAAGATTGGGGTTATATAGATGAAGATAACCAGATTTCAGTTTGGGATGCCGAAGGTGAAAAAACTATGGATTGGGATGACGCAAAGAAAATGTATGCAGAAATGGATCAAGCATACTTTGACGCCATTGGTTGTTCAGATTGTACTTGGGATACTATTGATTGGGATTCTATTGATTGGGATGAGGTAGATTGGGATGCTTATTCTGACAAGTATAATGAACTATTAGAAGACTATGGTTTAACTTCTTGGAATGTAGAAGTAGAAGAGCAAGATGTAGTTGAAGATACAAAAGATGAAACAGAAGTACAAGCAATTGAAGGATATACTTGGGAAGATTTTGCTTTAGATGATGACTACTATAACAATGCAGAATACAAAGCACAAGGTGGACCTCCAACATTAACTGTACAAAACTATTGTGAGTACAATGGATACGAAGACTACTGGTGCAACCAAGACTATGTTGATTACTTAAATGACTGGTACAAAGATGACTGGACTTTAAAAGTAACCAATGATAGTTGGACTAAAGAATCTAAAAAGATATTTGGTAAATTATATGGTTGGTGTGGATCGTGGCCGAATTATAAAATGTGTGATGACCAACCTAAACCCTGGAAGATGAAAGACTTAAAGAAGACTTACATAACTGATTGGGAGTGGGCAGATTGGGACACATATTGGGACGCATTATACGATTGGTGGTACACAGGTTACGATTACAATAATGAAGATGATGAAACCAATTGGGAAGATGAATATTCTTATGAAGATGACTATGATATAGACGCAGAATTAGAATTATTATTAGCAAGTTATGATGAAGAAGAGTGTTTAAAATATGGATACTATTGGGACAATGCTAATCAATCTTGTGGTAGTGAATGGGTTGATAACGAAGGTAATGAAACTTCGGTAACTGCTAGTGGTGAAACATTAAACTACTCTACTGGAGATGTAACTCAAACTCTAACTACAACAGATGGAGTAACAGGTGCGACTTCAAGTGCAACTTCCACTGGAAGAGTATCAACATTAGGCAATGATTTTGACGCAGATTCAAGTACAAGTGGCGATTACACAATCATAAATAGATATAACGATAATCATAGAGCATATGTAAAGACTGAAACGAGTAAAGAGGCAGATATTCAGATTTTACAAGATAAAGAAGCTCAACACCTTGACGTAGGGAATTCTTCTACACAAAATAATATTACAGTAATACAAACGGATTAAATATGGACTACGGAACTATCACTCTATTCTTAATATTTGGAATACTTATCTATATGAATTGGTCTATTTACAGATGGATAGATAGAGAATTTTAATGCCTGATTTACAAGTAGATATAGCAAAACTCAAAAAAGACATAGAACAAGTCAATAATATCAATATACGTTTAGACACAGCAATAGACAAATTAACAGATGTATCAACATCTATTAAGTCTATGTTGGCGGTACACTCCGAAAAGATTGCTAGACAAGAACAAGTTGATGAAATTATATTTGAAAAATTGAAAGAAAGAGCAGGTGAAATTGACAATGTACATAGAGAATTAACTAGAGAAATAGAACAAAGTGAAAGACGTTTATTATTAGAAATTAAAGCAATAAGAAACGATATTGGTGCTAGAGTTGGTATGTTAGAAAAATATAGATGGATTATATTAGGTGCTGCTATAGTAATAGGATGGATAGTATCTGGCAATTTCTCCGAAATTGTTAGGATGATGAGCTAATAGGATACTCGTAGGTTTTACCCCTGGAAAACACCCAGGCATTTTTTTTGTTCAGGACCTTTTTCGTACAGACTTGACTATTTTCGTGAAATGGTGTATATTATGAGATAGTGTTATGTCAAGTTTTATAGATTTAAAGTATATTAATGCTATCTCTTCAGCATTAAGTCAGTTTAAAAAGAAGACAGATTATCTTTTCAATTTCAGGTGTCCACATTGTGGAGACTCGCAGAAGAGTAAGACTAAAGCAAGAGCATATCTTTATAGAGTAAAAAATGATATGTTCTTTAAATGCCACAATTGTGGTATGGGTCAGAATTTAGCAAATTTCATTAAATTCTTGGATCCTAAAAAATACGGAGAATACTTATTAGAGAGATACAAAGGATCGGCACCTTCCACGCCCCAACCTAAATTTGACTTTAAACCCACAAAATTTAAAGAAACAAATTTACTAGATTCTTGTATTAAAGTAAGTACGTTAAAAGACGGACATCCTGTAAAGGAGTACGTAAAGAAAAGATTGATACCTCCACAATATTATGATATAATTTATTTTGTTGACAAATTTCATAATTTTGCCAATAAAGTGAAACCAGGAACTTTTAAAGAAAAATATGAACACCCTAGATTAATTATTCCTTTCTTTGATGTAACTGGTAAGTTGTTTGCATTTCAAGGCAGAGCATTTGGAAAAGAACAACCAAAATATATTACTATTAAACTTGATGAATCAAAACAAAAAGTATATGGACTTGAACGTGTAAATTATCAAAAACATATTTACATAGTTGAAGGTCCACTTGATAGTTTGTTTTTAGATAATTGTTTAGCAGCAGGTGGTGCTGACTTAACATTGAGAGTGTCAAGTGACCAAGTTACATATATATTTGACAACGAACCTCGTAATAAAGAAATCATAAAAAGGATGTACGCAGTAGTTGAAAAGGATTATAATGTAGTAGTCTGGCCAAATGACGTGCAACTTAAAGATGTAAATGAAATGATAATGAATGGAATGAAAATAAGTGAACTAAAAGATATCATAAGTAATAATACATTTAGCAAATTAGAGGCATTAACGAAATTAAACTATTATAAAAAATGTTAGGAGAAAGATGGTGAACGAAAATATAAGTGTAGTGAAACGTAATGGAAGAGGTAAAGAATCTCTTAACATTGAGAAGATACATCAAATGGTAGAATATGCGTGTGAAGACATAACGCAAGTTTCTGCTTCTTCTGTAGAAATGAATAGTGGTCTACAATTTTATGATGGTATATCAACAAACGAAATTCAACAAATCTTAATCAAGTCAGCAAACGACTTAATCACTTTAGAAAATCCAAATTATCAATATGTTGCCGCTAGACTATTACTCTATAGTTTAAGAAAACAATTATTTCATAAAATGTGGGATCATCCACATATTTTTACACACGTACAAAATAATATAGAAAAGGGTATCTATGATAAAGATATTTTAAATTGGTATGATAAAAAAGATTTTGATAGAATGGAAAATTGGTTAAATCACGAAAGAGATTATACATTTACATATGCAGGTTTAAGACAAGTTATTGATAAGTACCTAGTGCAAGATAGAAGTACAGGACAAATTTATGAAACTCCACAATTTATGTATATGATGATAGCTGCTACATTATTTTCACAATATCCAAAGAGTAAGAGGATGAGTTATGTTAAAAGATATTATGACGCAATTTCAAGATTTAAAATTAATATTCCAACGCCTGTTATGGCAGGTGTTAGAACTCCCATTAGGCAATATGCGAGTTGTGTATTGGTTGATGTTGATGATACTTTACCTAGTATTTTTTCTAGTGATATGGCGATAGGTAAGTATGTTGCTCAAAGAGCAGGTATTGGTATCAATGCAGGACGTATTAGAGGAATTAATTCACGTATTAGAGGTGGTGAAGTACAACACACAGGTGTTATACCATTTCTAAAAAAATTTGAGGCAACTGTTAAGTGTTGTACTCAAAATGGAGTACGTGGTGGTAGTGCAACGGTTCACTTCCCTATTTGGCACAAAGAAATAGAAGATATAATTGTTTTAAAAAATAATAAAGGTAGTGAAGATAATAGAGTTAGAAAATTAGATTACTCTATACAGTTATCAAAATTATTTTATGAAAGATTTATTAATGATGAAGAGATAACTTTATTTTCACCACACGAAGTACCAGAACTTTATGAAGCGTGGGGATCAAAAGAATTTGATAAACTTTATGAAACGGCAGAAAGAAAAACAAGTGTTTGGAAACATAAAATCAAAGCACAGGACTTGTTTATGGCAATTTTAAAAGAAAGAGCAGAAACAGGTCGTATTTACATTATGAATATAGACCATTGTAATACTCACTCCTCTTTTAAAGATAGAGTTTATATGTCTAACTTATGTCAAGAGATTACTTTACCTACAGACCCTATAAGTCATATAGATGGTAATGGAGAAATTGCATTATGTATTCTATCAGCAATTAATGTAGGACTTTTAAAAGATTTAGATGAATTAGAATCCTTATGCGATTTAGCAGTAAGGTCATTAGACGAAGTTATAGACCATCAAAAATATCCAGTTAGAGCGGCAGAAATTTCTACAAAAAATAGAAGAAGTTTAGGAATTGGATATATTGGTCTTGCTCATTACTTAGCAACATTAGGACTTGGTTATGAAACTAAAACTGCTTGGAAAGAAGTAGATAAGTTATCAGAAGCATTCCAATATTATCTATTAAGAGCAAGTAATGAATTAGCAAAAGAAAAGGGAAAATGTGAATCCTTTTCTAAAACAAAGTATTCAGATGGTATCTTACCAATAGACACCTATAAAAAAGAAGTTGATGAGATTGTATCTCGGAAATTATCATATAAATGGGAAGATTTGAGGAAAGATATTAAGGAGTTTGGGTTAAGACATAGCACACTCACGGCTCAAATGCCTTCTGAAAGCTCTAGCGTGGTTTGTAATGCCACAAACGGCATTGAACCACCTAGAGATTATATTTCAGTTAAGAAGAGTAAGAAAGGTACTTTAAAACAAGTTGTACCTGATTATAAAAGATTAAAAAATAATTATACATTGTTATGGGATATGAAATCTAACGAAGGATATATAAACATAGTAGCAGTAATGCAGAAATATTTTGACCAATCAATTAGTGGAAATTGGTCATATAATCCTGAAAATTATGATGAAGGAGAAATACCATTATCAATAATGGCAGAAGATTTATTGACAACTTATAAGTTAGGATGGAAGACTTCTTATTATCAGAATACATATGATAGTAAAAGAGATATAGAGGAACCTGTACATCCTATTGGTTGGAAAGATGATGTACCAGAAGCAAAGACTATAATGGAGAAAAAAGACGAAGAAGAATGTGAAACCTGTGTAATTTAAAAGGAATTTTATGGCATTTTTATGTGCAAATGTACCACATACGGAAGTACTAGTTAAAAAACAATACCTTTATGATTTTAAAAAAGGTCACGGAGAATTTGAACCAGGTATCTGGTGTACTGTTAAAAGTATTCAAGGTAGAGCATTATACTTTGAAACTTATTTGTATGAAACAGGAGCATTATATGATAAACTTCCTATATCAGCATTTGTATGGAAAAAGACAAAAGAAGATATAACATTACCAGAATTACAATTATGGGATTGTTTTGATTATGATATTACTATTATTGAAAAACAATTAGTAAGTGGTAATAGATGTACGTTTCTATCACCAAGTAAGAAATTATATGAAGGAAATTATATGTTTAGTATAGATAGTTGTCGTGCAACAAACAAAGAACTTAATGTAGGGTATAGTGAAACTCCTTCACAACATAAATCATTTAACATATTAAAATTAGATAATGGACATTTTGCTGCTCAACCTAATAATAGAGTTTTATTTTATGATAAATCATTAACACCGAGTAAACCTGTTATGCCAGATTATAAAGTATCAACAAGAGAGTTTAGTGTAGATGGAACAGGCAAATGGACAGCAGGTGATACTGATAAACACCATTATGAATTAACAGAATCAGAAAAATTACAAAGAGAGTTAGAACCAATAAATGACTAAAAGTGTTTTCAATACAGATAAAAAGTTAGATTATACTAAACAACCTATGTTTTTTGGTAAAGATTTACAGGTACAAAGATATGATGAATTAAAATATCCTATCTTTAATAAATTGTTTCAACAACAATTAGGTTATTTCTGGAGACCTGAAGAAGTATCTTTACAAAAAGATATATCAGATTATAAAGAATTAAATGAACAAGGTAAGTTTATATTTACATCTAATTTAAAATATCAAACAATGATGGATAGTGTGCAAGGTAGAGGACCTGCTTTAGCATTTTTACCTTTTGTTTCAATACCTGAATTAGAGAGTTGTGTTCTTGCGTGGGACTTCTTTGAAAACATACACTCACACTCTTATACATATATCATAAAAAATTTATATTCAAATCCTAGTGAAGTTTTTGATACTATAATTACAGATGAAAAAATTGAAAAAAGAGCAATTAGTATAACACAAAGATATGATGATATGATTAATTTAGGTTATAAATGGCAACTAACACCAGATAAAGTTGATATGTATGAATTGAAAAAGAAATTATATTTAACATTGATGACTGTTAATATATTAGAAGGATTAAGATTTTATGTTTCTTTTGCGTGTTCGTTTGCATTTGGAGAACTAAAAATGTTAGAAGGTTCTGCTAAAATACTTTCTTTAATTGCAAGGGATGAAACTTTGCATTTATCAATCACACAAAGAATACTTAATAACTATCGTGATAATGAAAACGATAAAATTATGGATAAAGTGATTAAAGATTCAGAAAAAGAAGTTTATACAATGTATGAAAATGCAGTAGGACAAGAGAAACGTTGGGCAACTTATTTGTTCTCTAAAGGTTCTATGATAGGACTTTCAGAAAAACTATTACACCAATTTGTAGAGTATATGGCAAATAGACGTATGAGAGCAATAGGATTAGAACCAAGATACGACCAAAAAGTAAATCCATTACCTTGGGTTGACCATTGGTTAAATAGTAGGTCATTACAAAATGCACCACAGGAAACAGAAATTGAAAGTTATGTTATAGGCGGAATTAAACAAGATGTACAAAAGGATCAGTTTAAAAAATTTAAATTATAAAAAAGTATATTATGGATGATGAGATAGTAAAGAATATTAGATTTAGTTGTGATAATTGTAAGGTAACTTACACAATAAAATATGACGAAGAGGATACAGATATGAAACCTATGTCTTGTCCATTTTGTAGTTATGAAGTAGAAGAAGATGATGAAAATGAAATTGGAGATGAAAATGAAGAAACTAGTTGGGATTGATTATAGTTTAACAAGTCCTGCCATATGTGTTACAGATGACTTTAAGTTTGAACATAGTCATTTTTATTTTCTTACTAATAAGAAAAAACATATGGGCAAATTTGGTAATATAATTGGTTATGAACATCAACCTTATACAGACCCTATCCAAAGATTTACTCAAATTTCTGATTGGGTTTTAAAAGTCTTAAAATTAAATCACTCTAAAGACAATATAGATACACTAGCAATAGCAATAGAAAACTATTCTTATGGTTCTAAAGGTCAAGCATTATTTCAAATAGCAGAAAATTGTGGCATACTTAAATATAGATTAGCAGAACAAAAATACAACTATAGTGTTATTGTACCAAGTGTTGTTAAGAAACTTGCTACAGGTAAGGGTAATGCAGATAAAGAAATGATGTATGAACAATTTTGTAAAGATACAAAAACAGATTTAAAGAAATTATTAGATACAGCAAAAGCTGGTAATCCAGTATCAGATATAGTTGATAGTTGGTATATAGCAAAGGCACATTATGGGCGACTTTAAAATATTAATACTTGCATATCTAATTGGGCATAGTCCAATAGAAACACAACAAACTTTTCAAATGGAAGGTTGGTATAAAAGTATGGAAGAGTGTAAAAAAGAATTACTTTTACAAAAACCAGATGGAAGATACGAAGTGATGAACGAGTTTGTTGTAGATGGAGAGTTTAAATGGGATTGGTTAGTTGCAGGTTGCAAAAGTGATACAACAGGAGAAGAATTCCAGATTTGGCCAAGTTATCCTAAAGGCAAACCAAAGGAGTTAGAAGGCATTGAGTTTGATGTTTTTGAATTACAAGTATGAAATTATTAAAAGCAAGACAATATGTAATCTGTCAACACGCACCATTAAAAGGAATAAAACCTAAAGTTACAATAGTGCCTGTTAAAGATATAATGTTAACTGCTGATTATGAATGGATGATAAAAAGATATCCTGCTTTTAAAACTAGTATTGAAAGTGCAGGTATGAAGTTTCCTATTATCTATACAGATTTAGAACATTATTGGTTGAAAAGAAGATGGAAGAAAGACGAAGAAGGAAATTGTATACCTGGTTTATCAGTACACACAGGTAATAAAAGAGTGTATTGGGCAAAGAGAAATGGGTTTACCCATATAGAAGGATACTTTGTTAATAATAAAGATGAACAAGCGGCAATAGTTAGACAAACATTTTTAGCACCTGCTAGTTTTCCAACTACAAATGCTCGTGCATACCAAGAGGAGGTTAATAAAATATGACTTTACCAGAATTAGCAAATTTTAAACCAGATGAATTAGACAATTTTGCTCAAAATAATTTTATGTTATATAATTGGGCAATGCCAGTTGAAGATTGTAAAATGATTATTGAGAAATTTGAACAGGTAGTTAAATATGATATGTCCCAGGTAGATACATTTAAAACTGGTCATAAAGAATTTACAGAAATAGATATAGACAAATATGGTGATTCAGATTTTTGGAGAGAACCTAAAAAGAAATTTATTGCAATGATTGAAGAATATAAAGCAAGATTTATGAAAAATTTGGCTATAAAGGATATTCATTTTCCACCAGTAATAGATATGGAAAATATAAGAATAAAAAAATATATGCCTAATGACAAAGACCAATTTAAAGTCCACGTAGATGTTGTTCGTTCTATGGGTGATTCAGCTAAAAGATTTTTAGTTTTTATATTATATCTTAATGATGTTGAACAAGGTGGTCATACATTGTTTCCAAAACCTAATATATGGGTAAAACCAAGAGCAGGAAGATTGTTAGTATTTCCACCCTTTTGGACTCACCCACACGCAGGATTAAAACCATTAAGTGGTCCAAAATATATTATGATGTCTTATTTACATTATGGGGACGCAGAAGATCCGAGGTATAAAAAATAATGTATCAACCATTACCAGACGAATTATATATTAGAAAAAGTGCCATTGAAGGTATGGGTGTATTTGCTAAAGAAGATATTGATGGTAATGTTATTTTAGGTTTAAGCCATATAGTTGTTGATGGTGAGCTTATAAGAACACCATTAGGAGGTTTTGTTAATCATAGTGATGAACCTAATTGTATAAAAATTAAAGAAGGTGATAGGTATAGTTTATTTACCTTGCGTGATATAAAAGCGGAAGAAGAAATAACATTGGAATATACTTTTTATAATGTAAATGAACTTGGAACAAAGTAAAGAACTATTTAAAAAAAATATATATTCAGTAGAGATAGGTATTCATAACTATTGTAATAGAACTTGTACATTTTGTCCTTTATCAAGAAAAGATGTAAATAGAAGAGTGAAAAGAAATATGACCTTTATGACGGATGCAATGTATTTAAGTATATTAAATCAATTAGCAGAAATAGATTTTAATGGTCGTATAGATTTTACAAGATATCACGAACCACTTTCAGATAAAGAAGCAATATTAGAAGCAGTAAGAGCAGCTAAAAGAATTATACCTAAAGCAAAGATTAATATTAATACCAATTCAGATTATCTTAATAAAGAGTACATACAAGAGTTGATAGAAGCAGGCGTAGATAATATAGCAATGCAAGCGTATTTAAAAAATGGTGCAACTGTTTATAATGAAAACGAAGTATTTGAACGTATTAACCATATATGTGATAGAATAGGTGCAGAAAGAATTAATCCAGATGAACATAAAAATAAAGATTGGATTATATACAGACTGCCACAATTTAAAGGTTCTATTCACGCAAGAAATTATTGGAAGAATGGAACTAATAGAGCAGGTAGTGTGCCAATAGATTTAGGTTATACACGAACACAACCTTGTACTAGTATGAATAAAGGAATTTTTATAGAGTTTGATGGTTCAATGACTATCTGTTGTGATATGTTGACACCAGAAGTCCATAGTAAATGGGCAGTAGGTAATTTAAAAAAAGAACCTAGTTTGTTTTTAAACTATACTAGTGATTACTATACAGAATGGAGAGAAAGAATTAATAGAGCAGATTGGTTTAAAGGTTCTCCTTGTATAGTTTGTAAAAGGGATGTAAGAGGTAAAGAGGCAAGATAATGTGTGCGATACACGGAATATTATATAGGTCTAAAGAGTTAATGGATGAAATGTTGTGCCAAGCACATCATAGAGGACCTGATGGTAATGGTCAATGGAGTGATGAAGATATTACTTTAGGTCATAATCTATTATCAATTATAGACACTACAGAAAATTCAAAACAACCTTGGTTTCATAATGATTGGGTATTAGTTTATAATGGAGAGATATATAATTATAAAGAATTAGGTTTTAAAACTAAAACTAATACAGATACAGAAGTTTTAATTAGAGGTTTGGAAAAAGAAGGTTCATCATTTATTAAAAAATTAGATGGTATGTTTGCCTTTGCCGCTTATAATAAAAAGAAAAAAGAATTAATACTTGCTAGAGATAGTAATGGTGCAAAACCTTTATATTATGGTTATATAAATGATAAGTTAGCATTTTCTTCTGAAATTAAAAGTTTATTAGCAATAGGATTTGAAAGAAAAGTAGATAAAGAAGCATTTAAACATTATTATAAACAAGGATATAATTCTGGTTATTTAACTTTATTCAAAGGTATAAAGAAATTAGTACCAGGTGAGTATGTTAAAATTAATCTTAATACAAAACGAAAAACATCATCTAATCTTAATAATGAACCTGTAAAACAAATACCAGTTAAAAATGTAGGTAAGATTTCAGAAGAAGTTAGAAATAGATTATATCAGGCGACTAAACAGACTTTAATGGGACGTAGAGAGATTGGTTTATTTTTAAGTGGTGGTATTGATAGTACATCTATATTATATGAAATGACACAATCATTAGATACAAAACCAAATACATTTAGCTCCAGATTTATATTAAAAGATAGAAAAAGTAGACTTAATCAAGACCCCGATTTGGCAAAACAAACATCAGCATTATATGGTGGTATACATAAAGAGCTACTTATAGATGAGAAAAATTATGTAGATACTATGAGAGATACAATATTAGCTTTAGAAGAACCTAGACAAAGTAAAAGTCTACCTGTGTATTATAATGTAAATAAATTTATAAAACAAAATGGTATAACAGTAACTTTAAGTGGTGATGGAGGAGATGAATTATTATGTGGTTATAAACATCATAGAAAACCAGAATGGAGAACTAAATTAAAAGCATTATCTTCTGAACATAAAGAATTACAAAATAAAGAGTTATGGGCAAGTCTTGATGAACAAATGACATATTTTGATAGTTGGTTTCCTACAGGTGGATTACAAGGTGATAAGATAAATGATTTTATGTTCATAGAATGCTTGAATACATTATCAGAAGATTTTTTAATTAGAAATGATAAGTTAGGTATGAGATTTAGTTTAGAAGGAAGATTTCCTATGTTGAATAAAACATTTAGAGATTATATAAGAAGTGTACCTAGTGAGTTTAAAGTTAATAAGGAATATATGACAGGTGATTGGTCTAGGCACAATAAACCATTATTAAAAACTGCTTACTTTAGTAGATTGCCACACTATATATTAAAAAGAGCAAAGACAGGTTGGAGATTTCCTACAGACGAAGGTATAATAGGAAGATTTTCTAATCCAGCTCCAAATAATAGTACATTGAAAGATTATATTAGACATTTATTAATGAATAAGGAAATACAAGAAATTTTTGAATATACCCCTGCTGATATAGATAATAAATATATGAGTACGAAAGGATGGGAAAAAGGTTTTAATAAAAGTGGTAAAGAAACTATATTGGCAAATATAGGACAAAAATCACAAAAACAATTATTTACTATACTATCCTTTGCCGTGTGGTATGATGTATTTAAAATGAGTATATAGGAGAAATTATGAAATATCCATTAGCTAGTGATACTTGGGATCATAAAGAGTTACACGCAATACAAGAAGTCATAAAAGGTGGACGATATACAATGGGTCCTTACGTCAAGAAGTTTGAGCAAGAGTTTGCCAAATATTTTAGATGTAATGAGGCAGTTATGGTTAATAGTGGGTCAACTGCTAATCTATTAATGATAGCACTATTGAAATTAAAATATAAAAGAGGTGGTAATATAATTGTGCCTGCTGTATCTTGGTCAACAACATATTTTCCATTACAACAATACGGTTTCAAATTAAATTTTGTAGATGTAGATAGAGAAACTTTAAATATAGACCCTAATAAAGTTAGAGAAGCAATTAATGATGATACTTGCGCTATATTTGCAGTTAATCTTTTAGGTAACTCCTGTGACCATTATTCATTAATGCATATTGCTAGAGATAATGGACTTATGTTAATAGAGGACAATTGTGAGAGTTTAGGTGCTCAGACATATAACTTTGAATATTGTGGAACGTTTGCTGATTTAGGTAGTTTTTCTTTCTTCTTTTCACATCACTTACAAACAATGGAAGGTGGTATGATTGCTTGTAGAAATAAAGATGACGCTGATTATTTAAGGTCATTAAGAGCACACGGTTGGTGCCGAGATTTACCAGACGACAATAAGATTTATAAGAAGACTGGAGATAAATTTAAAGATAGTTTTACGTTTGTAACTCCAGGTTATAGTGTAAGACCATTAGAAATGAGTGGTGCAATAGGTAGTGTGCAACTTAAAAAAGAAATGGAAATGAGAACTCAAAGAATTCGTAATGCAAAATATTTTCAACATAAATTTAAAGATAATAAAGATATTTTATTACAGAAAGAAATAGGAACGTCTAGTTGGTTTGGATTCTCATTAGTATTACAAAATGATTTATATGGTTGGCGTGATGTAATTGTTAATAGACTTACTAAAGCAGGAGTAGAGTGTAGACCTATTGTTGCAGGTAATTTTATGAACAATCCTGTAATAGATTATCTTGATTATTATAATAATAGTTGTCCAAATGCAGATTACATACACGAAAATGGTTTGTTTATAGGAAACGATATAAGAGATTTAAAAGAAAATATTGATATGGTTTATGATTTGATTAATAAACCAGTAACTAGATTAGAACAAATGGAAACATTAACACACGATCCTATTGTGGATTAATTAAGGAGAAAAATGAAAAGAGCATTAATAACAGGTATAACTGGACAAGACGGCGCTTATCTTGCTAAATTGTTATTAGAAAAAGGTTATAAAGTATTTGGTGGACAAAGACGAAGTACATCACCAAAACATTGGCGATTAGATGAAATGGGTATTACAGACCAAATAGAGTTTGTTGAACTTGATGTAATAGACCAGGCAAATATAAGAAGAGCTATAGAAGAAACTCAACCAGATGAAGTGTATAATTTAGCTGCTCAATCTTTTGTATGGTTATCATTTAAACAACCAGAACTTGCTACTTTAATAGACGCAATGGGTCCTTTGAGAATACTAGAAAGTATAAGACAAGTAAATCCTAAAATAAAATTTTATCAAGCAAGTACAAGTGAAATGTATGGAAAAGTATTTGAAACACCACAAAAAGAAACAACGAAGTTTTGGCCGAGGTCACCATATGGTGTTGCAAAACTATATGCTCATCACATAACAGTAAATTATAGAGAGGCATATGATATGTTTGCTTGTTGTGGTTTATTATTTAATCACGAAAGTCCACATAGAGGTGAGGACTTTGTAACTAGAAAGATATCAAAAGGTTTAGCACATTGGTTGCAAGAAGGAAGACCAATTGTTTTAGGAAATTTAAATGCAAAAAGAGATTGGGGACACGCTGAGGATTTTGTTAGAGGTATGTGGCAAATGCTACAACACGATAAACCAGATGATTATGTATTAGCAACTGGTGAAATTCATACAGTAAAAGAATTTGCAGATATGGCATTAGATTATAAAGATATAAAACATTATTGGAAAGATGGTCAATGTTTTACAGACGGCAATCAGTTAATTATTACTACTGATAAGAAACATTTAAGACCTGCTGAGGTAGATGTATTACAAGGGGATGCTAGTAAGGCAAGAGAAGTATTAGGTTGGGAACATAAACATAATGTAGAGAGTTTAATGAAACAAATGGTTGACGCAGATGTTGGTAGATTTTGTAGTGACCATCAATCAGGAGTACCAAGACTTTGGGATGCTCCAGAGAATTGTATATAATGGCTGATTACGTATTTTGTACAACATTTAATAAAAAACTTTATGATGACTATGCTCATCAATTAATTGACACGTTTATAGCAACAAAACAAATACCAATGATGTATGTTTATGTGGAAGATAATCCAGACTGGTATCCTAAAATACCTAGAGTACATTATTATAATATATTTGATTATGAACCAGCTTTAAAAGATTTTATTGAAAGAAATAAACATAGAAAAGCAAATACTTTCTATGAAGAAGCGATAAGATTTAGTTATAAAGTATTTGCTCAATCAGCGGCAAGAAATAGGGGAGAAAAAATATTTTATGTAGATAGTGATTGTAAGTTTATGGGCACAATACCTGAAGAGTGGTACAACCAATGTTTACCAGATGATACGTTAATATCGTTTTATGATAGACCATCACAATATACAGAAACAGGTTTTGTTGCATTTAATAATACACCAAACAATAATCATAGCATATGCAACCAGTTTTTTAATGCATATAGAGATTGGTATGTAACAGATAAAGTATATACAATAAACAAATTAGAAAAGAATTTTTGGACAGATTGCCACACATTGGACGGTACTAGGCAAATGTTTAAGGACAATCCAGCTTATATTGAAAAAATACTAGGGGATGGTAAAAATGGACATATAATGGCAAGAGATAAGTTTATTAATCCTTATATAGACCATAGAAAAGGACCAAGAAAAAAACAATCAAATAGTCCAGAATGGAGAAAAAATAATGACAGATAAAGATGAACTAAAAAAAGCTTTAGATGGTGAAATGGCTATACCAACAGAAACATCTAGCGAAAATGATAAAACTTATGAGAATGAAAGTACAAGAGATTATTCTCCAATGGTACAACTTTCAGTTAGAGAATATGATAAGTTAAAAGAACAAAGTAAATATATTACAGACCCTACTTTAATTGGTATGATAGATAAGTTAGAGTTTTTTGTAAAAGAGTTGAGAAAACATATAGTAAGAAAATTATAATGATTAACATTTTTATAGGATATGATAGTAAAGAAAAGGTAGCATTTAATGTACTTGCATATAGTATATTAAAAAATAGTACAAGACCTGTATCTATTACACCTATTTATTTACCAAATATAAAAGATAACTTTACAAGAGAACGTAGTAATATAGAATCAACTGAATTTAGTTTTAGTAGATTTATAGTACCTCACCTTATGAACTATAAAGGTTGGGCATTATTTTTAGATTGCGACCAATTAATGACAGGTGATGTTGCTGAATTATGGAGATTACGTGATGAGAAGTATGCCGTACAAGTATGTAAGCACGATTACCAACCAATAGAAAGTAAAAAGTTTTTAGGTCAAGTACAAACAAAATATGTTAAGAAAAATTGGTCAAGTTTTATGTTAATGAATTGTGATAAGTGTACAGCATTAACACCTGATTATGTTAATAGTGCAACAGGATTACAATTACACCAATTCAAATGGTTAGAAAATGATGATAAGATTGGTGAACTACCATTAGAGTGGAATTGGTTAGTTGGGGAACCTGGATATAATTATAAACAAGATGTAAAAAATATACATTATACAAAAGGTGGACCTTGGTTTAATGAATATAGAGATTGTGATTATTCAAAAGAGTGGTTGAAATTATATGATGAGTGTTGTGATATAGAGTAATGGTACAAGGATTATTAACTAGACCAGCGACAGATGAAGTTGTAAAACCTTTTGTTGAAAGTGCAAAGGGAACATTACATACGGTTGACAATGTTGATATTAATAAACCCATTGCTTGTTTTGGAATATTAAGAGGCACAGGCGAACTTCTGAAACAAAGTAAAGAGTTTTATTATTTTGACCACGCTTACTTATATGGTAATAGACATAAACCATCAAAGGTATCTGGTGAGAGAATATATAGATTAACAAAAAATCATTATCATATACAAACTATACAAGCATTAACAGATGAAGACCACGAAAGAATTAAAAAGTATAAACAGTATATAAAATTAAAACCTTGGAAAACTGGTAAAGAAGGTGGTTATATATTAATTATAGCACCTTCTCATTTTCAAATAGCATATCATAATATAGGTAGTTGGGTTGATGATACTATAAAGATTTTAAAACAACATACAGATAGACCTATTAAAGTAAGAGATAAAAAAAGTATGAAACCATTAAGAGAAGAAGTAGAAGGTGCATATGCTGTAGTATCTCATAATTCAGCAGTTGTAGTTGACGCTATTATAAATGGAGTACCTATATTTTGTGATAAAATGAATATGGGTGTACCAATGGGGTTAACAGATTTTAGTAAAATAGAACAACCTATAAAACCTGGTAGATTGAACTGGATATATAGTTTACTAGCAAACCAATTTACTATGACAGAAATAAAAGATGGAACAGCGTGGAGAAAAGTACAATGAAAGTATTAAAAAGTAAATTATCAGATTTTTTTAAATGGGTAAAGGGTACTGAACTTGTTGAGTTAGATAATATAGACGTATCGGAAGATCCAGTTAGACCTGAATTAACTTTAGGTTGGCGAATAACAAATGGTCGTAAGATATTTGGTTTAAAATATGATGATGAAATTGAAGGTATTATATGTATAGCATTTACCAATGATGTGCCTTCAAGTATAAAAGAATTAGATATTATGAGTGAGTTAGCACATATTAAAAACGAAAAGAAAATTGCTATTGCATATACAGTATGGTCAAGAAAAAGAGGTGCAGGTAAAGAGATAGTAAATAAAGTAATAGAATATGCTAAAAAGAATAAAATTGAAAGAGTAATAACGTTGTCCCCATTAACACCTATGGCGACACACTTTCATATTAGAAATGGTGCAAAACAAATTAACATAAATGAGGTAACCCAAAATTTTGAGTATGCAATTAGATAACGAAATAAAATTAGATTATAAAGACGTATTGTTAAAACCTAAAAGGTCAACATTATCATCAAGACGTGATGTAGAAATGACACGTAAATTTACATTTAGAAATTCTGGTGAAACATATGAGTGTTGTCCTATAATGGCATCCAATATGGATGGAGTAGGAACATTTAGTATGGCGAAAGTTATACAAGAGTATAAGATGATGACCACTATTACAAAGACAACTACAGTAGACCAATGGAAGACAGCAGTTGGGGAAGGTATTAAATTAAAGTATCTATCAGTATGTACAGGCACAGGTAAGTTATGGGATAATGACGCTGAAGATTATTCTACAATGCAAAAAGTATTAAAGAACTATCCAGATATTAAATTTATTACAATAGATGTAGCAAATGGATATCATACAAATTTTTCAGATTTTGTTGGTGCAGTTAGAGAAGAATATCCAGATAAAACTATTATTGCAGGTAATGTAGTAACTGCTGAAATGACAGAAGAATTAATTATACAAGGTGCAGACGTAGTTAAAGTAGGTATTGGACCAGGTAGTGTATGTACAACAAGAACAATGGCAGGTGTAGGTGTACCTCAATTTAGTGCAGTAATGGAATGTGCTGACGCTGCTAATGGTGTAGGTGGGCATATAGTTGCAGATGGTGGTTGTAATATGCCAGGAGATATTGCGAAAGCATTTGGTGCTGGTGCTCATTTTGTTATGTTAGGTGGTATGTTAGCAGGACACAACGAAAGTGAAGTACAATCAAAAGATGGTAAAAGAGAATTTTATGGTATGTCTTCTGATAGAGCAAGAGAAGTACACGGTAAACGAAAAGATGGTTATAGAGGTAATGAAGGAAGAAAAGTAATATTACCTGATAGAGGACCTGTTAAAGAAACGATAGAAGATTTATTAGGAGGTGTTCGTTCAAGTTGTACATATATTGGTGCAAGAAGATTAAAAGATATTCCTAAATGTGCAAGTTTTGTTAGATGTAACCAACCATTAAATACAGTATTTGAATCGTATGATAATAACTCATAATATACCTTGGGATAAATGTTTAAGTAAGCAGTTGTTTCCTGCTATAGAAAAGGGTTGGACTGATTCAGATAAACCTATACATTTCTTTTGGGGACTTGGAAGTAAAAATATACCAGAGATTGCAATGTGCGAAGCACAAGGTGATGAGTGGTGGTATGTAGATGTTGGTTATTTAACACAACAAATTACAAGATATCCAGAACCTATTATACACGATTACGATAAGACATATTTTAGAATATGTAAAGGTAATTTACATACGATTAGGTGCAAAGTTGGACCAGGTGCAAGATTACAGAAACTAGAGCATCAAGGGATTGATGTACAGTTTAAAGGGTGGAATACTGGAGAAACAACTCATATACTATTAGCACCTTCTTCTCAAACGGTAACCTACCATATTAATGGCATTAGTCAAGATGATTGGATTAAACAGGTTACAGAAGAGATTAAACAACATACAGATATACCTATTAAGTTTAGAAACAAACCTAGACCAGGTAATGAGTGGTGGAAAACTGACATAAAAGATGATTTGAAAAATGCCCATTGTTTGGTAACTAATATGAGTTTAGGTACTGTTGACGCAATATTAAATCAAGTACCTGTTATATGCCATCAAAGAAACATTGCGTCATTTGTTTCATCAAAAGATATAAAGTATATTAAGAAACCTATGAGACCTGGAAGAAAAACTATAAATGAGTGGTTAAAAATGATTGCAGAAAATCAATTTACAATAAAAGAAATTGAAGATGGAACTGCTTATAGAACATTGAGAGAACAAAACGTATGATAATTAAACCATTTGGAGAAGAAGGCATTTCTATGTTGCAAGGCAATATGATAGACGTTCCTATAACAGATTATATTTGTAATTTGTTAAAAGAAGAAGGTGATGATATTGTTATAAAAGGAGATTTTTTAAGAGAGATACAAAATGCAACTATTCAAAATGGAAAATTGAAAAGTGTTCCTCATAATGCAACAGTAGTTGATATTATTAATAAGATACAAAACGAATTTTCAAAAAATAGAAAAGTAGTAGAAATATGGGCAGTTATAATGAGAGAAGGAGATTTCCATATGCTACATAACCATTCAAGTGGTATTCCTTCAGAACATATAGATTACTTAATTGCTAATGATAAACCTGGTAGAGAAGCACCAGTAATATCTGGAGCTCTTTATCTAAAAGTGCCTGAAATGAAACAACCACAAGGTAATGTAAATTGGGTATCAAATGGTGAAGTGTTTAGTTGGACTCCAAAAGATGGAGATTACTTTGTTTGGCCGAGTCATTTAGTACACGGAGTTTATCCTTTTAAAGGGTCAGGAAGTAGGATAATGATTTCTTGGAATAGTATATGATAAATTTTTGCTGTGTATATTATGGAACAAAGTATTCATTAGATTATGTACAAGTGCTATACAATATGGTACAACGACATTTAACCGTACCTCATAAGTTTATATGTTTTTCAGACCACGTAAAACCTCAAAAGATATTAAAAGGTAATATAGAGTTTAGAAAGTTTAGATTTCACGACTATAATGGTTGGTGGAATAAAATGCAACTTTTTAGTGAAGAAGCAGACCTAAAAGGACCTTGTTTATATATGGATTTAGATGTAGTTATTTTAGATAACATTAATGAATTAGCGACATTTGGTGATGATATGACATTTGGTGTAATAAACGATTTCAACATATTGACAAAAGAATATAATTCAAGTATAATGAAATTTAATAATGAAGTTGCAACAGATTTAGTATGGAAACCATTTCTACAACAAAAGACAGAATTGATGAAATTGCAAGGCGACCAAAACGCAATGTCCAAATTAGTTAAAGGTAGTCAATACCTAAAAGTTATGCCAGACGAATGGTCATATTCGTACAAATGGTTCAGCAGACAAGACCCTAGATTTGATAAGAGTAAATGGACATTTGAAAAGAAAGAATCAGCCAAGGTTGCAGTATTTCACGGTACACCTTTACCACACGATTCAGACCAGGATTGGGTCAAAAAAGAGTGGAATTAGAACAAAACGAGAACAAATATCTCTAAAAATCGCATAAAATAAGTGTTTTTTTTTCTTGACTTTTGAGTAAAAAACCTGTATAGTATACACATACTATGAAAAAAAACACTATGAACAAATCAAAAAAAGTTAAATTAAATGACGTTGACTATAGTTTTAACGTATGTTATTTAAGAGAGTATATGGATCCCGAACACGACGGTGATTTTTTCTACGCATACGAAACTATCTACAGAAACGTTCCATACAAATATAAAGATAAATTCAATACAACAAAAATGAAGTTTAAAATTCTTAAACATTGTGATTGGAATTATAAAGAAAATGCTAAGAACTTTGCAAATTCAACTAGAATTGAACTAATTGACCAAGACCAATACTATCAAACATATGAACAAGTATTTGGTGATGTTGCAGAAAACGATAAACATATGTTTAATGATTACGGTCAATCTTATGATACAAGACAATCATTTAGAAAAGATTTTAATCCTAAATTAACATATAAATTAAACCCAATAAAAGCCAAAATAGAAAAAGCGAAAGGACTACACTAATGAGTAAAGTAAAACAATGGGCAGAAGATACTGCCGAAAAAGCAGTTGATGATATCTTAAAAGATGTCAAAAGTAATATAATGAGTATTGATATTGCTAGAAACAAAATCCTTGCAGTTAATAACGTTAACCTGACTGGAATAGATGAATTTAATGTTGACGAAGTAATAGCGGAGAATATATAATGAGCCAATTAACAGACGTATATGTAAATAAAGACGATATCGGTAAAAACCTATATAGAAAAAAAACATACTATACATTATGCATAGAGCAAGATGTA